GTTAAAAATAAGCTAAAAGTAGGTGATTACATTAAAGTCGGAAATACAAGAATTGGAACTCAATCTTTAAAAATTAGATCTTTTGGTTCTATTTCTGCTTCTAATGGTGCTACTTCGAATACTGGAACTATTCAGGTTAGATTTGATCAACCACTTAAATTGTCAACTTCAATTTCTGCCAATACAATTGAGCGTTCATGGGAATATTTCAATCAGGTAGATCAGGCTCCAGGTAGATCAACTTATGTAGATGTTAATGGTAACAATGCATTACAGGTCAGTGACACATCTGCACAGAATGATGAAGTACACGTTGTAATAGTTGATCAAGACGGTAAATTTACAGGTAGTCCAGGTTCTGTTCTTGAAGTATATAAAGGTCTATCAAGAGCTACTGATTCTAAACTTTCAGACGGAACTACAAACTACTATAAGGATGTAATCAATAATAGTTCAGCTTATGTGTGGGTTGGTAAAGATCAAATCGGAGCCGAATCTAATACTGCACTAAATGTCCAGTCTTCATCAATCGCGCTTCCTTTAAGTCTAAACTTTGCTGGTAGTACCGATATTAACGAAGCTGAAACTGATTTTGGTAATATTGCAAGAGCTTATGATCTATTTACATCACCAGACGATGTGGATATTTCATTGATCATGACTGGTAAATCTAGAAATATTGGTATTGGTACTAGTGAACAAGCAGCTAATTATCTAATTGATAATCTTGCTGAAGTTCGCAAAGACTGTATGGTTTTTGTATCTCCACCACAAAACGCAGTGGTCACTACTGATAGTGACATAGCTACTAATATTGTTGATTTTGCATCCGACGTTAGACAATCTTCATATGCTGTTATTGACTCTGGTTATAAGTATATGTATGATAAGTACAATGACTTATATAGATACATTCCCTTAAACGGTGATATTGCTGGTGTATGTGCTCGTACAGACAAGACAAGAGATCCTTGGTTTTCTCCTGCAGGCACAACAAGAGGTGTAATCAAGAATGTAATTAAACTTGCTTATAACCCTAACGTGGCACAAAGAGATCTGCTATATAAGAATTCTATCAATCCAGTAGTTAATCTTTCTGGACAGGGACCAATTCTTTATGGTGATAAAACCAATCTCAAGAAACCATCGGCATTTGACAGAATCAATGTTCGTCGTCTATTTATTGTTCTTGAAAAGGCAATTTCAAATGCTTCTAAATCTCTGCTATTTGAATTCAACGATGAATTTACAAGAGCTCAGTTTAACAATCTAATTGAACCTTATCTACGTGATGTCCAAGGGCGTCGTGGTATTTATGACTTCAAGGTTGTGTGTGATGAGTCTAACAACACAGCAGAAGTTATTGATTCAAATAGATTTATTGGTGATATCTATATCAAGCCTGCTAGATCAATTAACTACATTCAGCTCAATTTTGTTGCGGTTCGTAGCGGCGTTCAATTCTCTGAAATTGCAAGCTAAGCTGTTAATAAATAAGATATAGATAAGGAGACCAATAAATGACCTTTAGAATTAATGATATCACAGGTGCACTTAAATTTGGTGGGGCTCGCCCCACCTTATTTAAGGTGGATCTCACAAGTCCATTTACAACAGATCTTTCCCTAGCCGCATCATTCATGATTCAGGCCACTTCACTTCCATCATCTACTATTGCACCAATTGAAGTTCCATATTGGGGCAGAAAAATTAAAGTTGCAGGCAATAGAACTTTTGATGATTGGTCCGTTCAGGTTATGAATGACGAAGATTTTAAAATTCGCCATGCACTTGAAATATGGCACAATAGAGTTAATTCTTTAAATGAGAACTTAAATACTGCTGGCGATTCTCCCGCAAATTATAAGGTTCAAGCTACAGTTTCTCAATATGCCAAAACTGGACGAGTTATAAGAACTTATAGATTTAATGGTTTATTTCCGACACAAATTGGACCTATTGAATTAAACTGGGATTCTACAAACCAGATTGAAGTATTTACAGTTAATTTTGCATATGATTTATATGAAGTTGTAAATCCTGGTGATACCGGGGTAGTTAACTAAGTTTATTCTAATTAAAGTGGTTATCTTATAGTGGAAATTTTAGCTTATACTTATTTGATAGGTTGGACTAATCTAAATAAATGGTATTATGGTTTGAGATGGGGGAATGTAAAATTAGACATAAAACCTGAAGATGATCTTTGGGTAAAATATTTCACCAGCTCAAACCATGTAAAACAATTCATTTTAGAAAATGGCCAACCTGATATTATTCAAATAAGAAAAAAGTTTAAATGTATTGAAAAAGCTAAAATTTGGGAAAATAAAGTACTCAAAAAGTTAAATGTATCAAAATCTGAAAAATTTCTAAATAAGACAGACAATTTTACTATAGAAAATACTGATAAACATTATGAAAAATTGGCAAATAAATTAAGAGGAAATCCAAAAACTTTAGAAGTAAGAAAAAAGATGAGTTTAGCAAAATTGAAATTATCAGAACAGGGTATTTCCATAGGATACAGATTTTATAATCCAGCAAAAGATCCCGAAGTGAGAAAAAAGATGAGTTTGGCTAAACAGGGAGTTTATAATGGTGGTAAAAATCCTAATGCCAAGAAGATTAAATTTGGTGAAGTAATTTATTCTACTGTAAAAGAATGTTCAGATGAATTAAATATATCTCATTATCTAATAAAAAAGTATTGTAAACAAGGGATTATGGAGATTATATCATGAGTGGTTTTGAGTTGTTTGGGTTTGAATTAAAGAGAAAGAACCCGGAACCCATCTCGTTTGCACCTAAAACAAACGACGATGGGGCCGTGGTTGTTGCTGAAGGCGGTGTTTACGGTACTTATGTAGACTTAGACGGCTCTATTAGAACAGAAGCCGAATTAGTTAATAAGTACCGTGAAATGTCATATCATCCGGAAATTGATAGAGCGGTAGATGACATTGTAAATGAAGTTGTTACACAAGAACCTGAGACCGAACCTGTTGAATTAATTCTAGATGATACTGAGCTATCAGATCGAATCAAAAAACTATTTGTTGATGAATTTAGAAATGTTCTAAAACTTCTTGAGTTTAATGCTCAGGGTTACGAAATCTTTAAGCGCTGGTATGTCGATGGAAGACTATACTATCATGCTATTCTAGATGAAAAGCAACCTAAAGCAGGTATTATTGAACTTCGATATGTTGATCCACGAAAGATCCGTAAGGTCAGAGAAGTAAAGCGTAAGAAATTAGTAGACAATATCCCTACAAATCAGACTAGTAAAGAATACTATGTCTATAATGATAAAGGTTTTGCTAAATCTACAGGCAACTCTTCATCAATTCCAAACAATAGTATTGGTGGTGTCAAGATTGCTAGAGACTCGATTATACACAATACATCTGGTCTTACATCAATTAATGGTGATTTAGTCCAATCATATCTACATAAAGCAATTAAACCACTTAACCAGCTCCGTTCAATGGAAGACTCACTAGTCATCTATCGTATTAGTAGAGCACCTGAACGTCGCATTTTCTACATCGATGTTGGTAACCTACCAAAGATGAAAGCGGAACAATATCTTCGCGATCAGATGACTCGCTTTAAAAATAAACTTGTCTATGATTCCGCATCTGGTGAGGTTCGTGATGACCGCAAGTTCATGACTATGCTTGAAGATTTCTGGTTGCCGCGCCGCGAAGGTAAGGGTACAGAAATTACTACATTACCGGGTGGACAAAACCTAGGACAAATCGAAGATATTGTTTACTTCCAGAAGAAACTATATCAATCGCTTAATGTTCCAGTGTCAAGGTTGGATACTGAAACACAATTTGGATTTGGTAGATCCAATGAAATTACTCGTGATGAAGTAAAGTTTTCTAAGTTTATCAATAGACTACGCAATAGATTCTCAAACCTATTCACTAAGATTCTTGAAAAGCAATTAGTACTTAAAGGTATTATTACATACGAAGAATGGGAACTACTTAAGAATCAGATTCGCTATAAGTTCTCTCAGGATAACTATTTTGCTGAACTCAAACAAACAGAAATTCTTAGAGATCGCATTACAATGTTGAGAGACATTGATGATTATGCCGGCAAGTACTACTCACATGAATGGGTTCGCCGACATGTTCTTCGTCAGTCTGATGAAGAAATTGGAGAAATTGATAAGCAGATTGCCAAAGAGATTAACAACCCACAATATTCACCTCAAATGCCAGAACAACAAGCACCAGCTGAAGAACAACCTGAACCTACAGGTTCTCAGGGAACAACTAGTGCTCAGTCACCAGGCTAAAGTTTAATAAATAGAATATTAAAATAGAAGGAATAAGTTATGCCAGATACAACCGATTTACTTGGTCTAGCCATTGATAAGAATCCTGTAGATTTTGCTGATGCATTTGATGC